CTCCAACGGTGTAATCTCCGGCACCACGAGTAGATGCCAAGTCCCAAGCACGTACAACTCTGCGGAAACGACCAACAGATAGTGGTAGTTCTTGGAAAGCGGAAATACGGTCTTGTCGTATCATCGCACCAGAACGCTGAGTTGGTGACTGTTGATATAAGGCTTGCCATCCGTACTCTCCTTCGTTTTGGAGCATGACGGCTTTGATGCGCATCAAGTCTTCAACAGAGTAACGCTCTGGCCAGAGTGACTCACCCGGTTGTCGCCCTAGTTGGTCAGCCTCTTCTGCAATTGCAGGGAGTTTTAAAACAACCCACTTGTTAGCCTCTGAGTCAATGGCACGACTGATGATGTCGTCGTGATGCCATCGAGTAGCAACGATAATCATTGCCCCACCCGGCTCCAAACGAGTATAGATATCGTCAGTGAACCAGTCCCAAGCCTTTTCACGTAGGTTGACGCTTTCGGCGTCTTCACGTCGGCGGATAGGGTCATCGATGATGATTCTCTTGAAACCTACACCAGTAGGAGGAGAACCAACACCACGGCTCATAAATGTGCCGCCTTCTGGCATGCCCCATTCATCTGCAGCACGACTGCTAGTCATGAGTTGACGTCTTGCTTCCACAATCGCTCTTGCCTTACGGCTAAAACGACGTGCAATACGTTCGTTGTATGCGGTTACAAGGACGTTGTCCCTAGGATTTCTTTCGAACGCATATGCACCGTAACGGACAGTAGTGGTCTCAGTTTTCCCATGTCTAGGGGGCATTGAGATTGCCAGACGGTCAATTTGTCCACGGTCTACTGCATCAAGATGTTCAGCAATAAGTTTGATATGTGCTGGTTCAGCAGTCCATCCCTTTGGGAGTGTAAGTTTTAGATACTCATGAAAGGACTCCATCGAACCTTTCTCAACACCATCCTTGTAAGGGTTGTAGATATCACTCGTCGTCCCCGGAATCCTCAAGCCCCGCCGTATCGCTTCCTCCATCAGCTTCTGCCGTAAGGAGTCTTGTAATTTGCTCATCTGTCATCTGCCTCACATCAACTTGAGTTTTCTTGCCCCAACGCTTGCTATGTCTGCGTTCAAGAAGCCACGCAGCAGCACCCCAGTTCTCTTCCGCAGCACGACGGATGCGAACTATCAAACCTAACTCTCCACGGCTCTCAGCCATGCGTACACGACGTGCAAACTCTACGAGCTCCGTAGGTACGTTTAGGTCACCGCTCTCTCCACGCTGAATCCAGTCTTTCAATCGCCTTACAGGCACACCTGCTACCTGAGCCGCTACTGAGTGCGAAGCACCTGCAAGGATAGCGTCAAGTATGACCTTCATCTTTTCATCGTCAATAGAGAGTGGGTTTCCGCCGTATGCGTGACCATCTGGTCTAGCACTACTGACGAGTGCTTTACGTCTAGCGTGATACTCATCAAATAGCGGAGCGGTAAGTTGTTCCCTGATAGAGTCTCGGCTCTCAGGAACAGATAAGTCTATTGGTGTGACTTCATCTTCATCCATCTTTCAGAACTGCCTTTCCTTTAGTTAGTTTTTCCCAAGTGACTATCAATCGGTCACAGTCTTCTTCATTGAAACCAACAACTAAAAGCGTGTCGCCTAATTCCCACGTCTGACCTTGATGCGCTATCCGTGGGACTAGTTTGTCGTAGGTGTCTGTTGTTAGTTGAAGTTCTTCTCTTGCTATGTCTGATATGAAATTGTTCAAGTCGTCAAAGTCATAGCCTGTACCGTCTAACTGCTTCTCTGTGTTCGCCAACTCGGCAAGCAAGGCAGTCAATGCGACGTTGTCATCGAGACCTAATCGGGTCGTACGGTTGTCTGCAAGTAAGATGCGAATCTCTGCGTCTTCATCAACATCAACCCACTCTACGGGCACAGTTTCCATCTGTAGCGACTTTGCCGCCATCAGCCGATGATTTCCCGCTAAGACGTGATTGTTGCGCCTGTTGACGATTAGGCGACCGTAGAAGCCATTAGTTTGGATAGACGAAATGACAGCACCCAAGTCGCCTTGATTGACGTTTCTTGGGTGCTGTTTAAGTAATGCAACATCTACATCTTCTGTTGCAACGGTGAGTCGTTTAACCAAGGTAGTCTTCGGTTGTCCATTCACCGGTGCCGAGTAGTGTCACGCCTTCTTTGATACGGATAGGGAAGATTCTGTATCCTTCATGTGCCTCAACACTTGACTCGTTCATCTTCCACTCTACGTTTCGAACGACGATGAACTTACTCTTTGTCTCAACAAAGTCTTCAAGAACAATTCCATATGAGTAGTGACCGGCTCGTGTCATGAACCTAACCTTTGTCCCAGCAGGAACTATGTCATCTGACTTCTGCTCACCCATGTACTTAAGTTGATACCCAAGCACCATGCCAATAAAGATAGATGACGCTACGGTCACGCCAAAAGTTAAATACGTTACTTGCTCAAACATCGCACCCTCCTATGCTGGTTTGCCCCAGCGTTTTCTCCAGACAGCCATACCTTGTTCGGAGTTCGCCGTTCGCTTTGACTTTGTGTACTGAGCAAGTGCCTCACGAGCGACTCCTAGCTTGACGAAGTGCCTCTTGTTTCCGAAGCCACCAGCCCGGTTAATCCAAGTGTCACGCTCTTCAGCAGGTATCTTCTCAAGAACGGCTTGAAGCATTTCCTCTTCTTCAGCACGGATAAGCATGTTGTTGGCATTGATGGACTTGGCTACGTTGACTGCTTCTGCTGAGCCATAGATACCCTCAACTGTCGTGAGCATCTTTGCAACAATCTCGTCACGGCTATCATCGCCCGAAGGCTTCAGTTCTTCAGTCCAACTAAACAAGTCGTAGTTCTTGTCGGACAACTGACGTGATGGAGGCAATGGCTCTGCACGATAAACCTTCTGTGCCTCAATGACGTGTCCCGGTACACCGTGAGTCTTCGGCATACCAAGTACATCTAAGACTTTGTTGGCAACCTCTTCGTAGTTGGGTCGATACTTTTGATTTCGAATCCAGTATCGCAACTTCCAGACTTCTGGACTCTCGTCATTCAAAGGTTGTTTTGTCTCGCTGAGACGTTGATTGATGATGGCTTGCTGAAGTGGACGAAGAGCGTTGGTGTACTCCTTCGCATCCATTTCATCCATCTCGATACCGGAGAGACGTGCAAGGTCGGACATCACTGCCTTCCACATTTTGATAGACATTTCACGTGGGTTCATGTGCCTATGTTACTACCACTATTCTACTTTGTCAACATCATCCCAAATATCATTTCGATTCCAGCCATCTATTTTTGTCTTAGGACAGTGCTCTGTCATCGCCGTCATAACGTCGTCTGTTTTATAGATGTCATCATGTAGGTCAATGTTGACAGTAATGCGTCTACCGCAGTTGACGCAGATACCTTCATATGTACAGACGTCTACTTTCAGATACCAGAATCTGTGAAAGCCATTAACTCGTGTAAGTCGTTTGTATGATGAGAACAGCATGTGACATTGTACAATCAAATACCTGTACTGTTGACACTGGTGATAAAACGAGATGAATGCAAATGACAAACAACTAGAAGGCTATGATTTAACAGCAAATGTTGATGGTCAGTTGGTAAAGTTTGACTGCTTTACCTATTTGTGTAATCGTGGATATTGTGTACAGTTGACGACTGATGAAGCAAAACCCATTATAGTGAAGATGCGTGATGCTTCCCGGCGTATAAAGTTTTTGTCGGCGAAGACGGATGAACTCATGCGGAAGGAATTCAATAGATGGGCTTGTTAAGCCGTTTCTCTGACGCTTGGTCAGCCCTGACGGGTCAAGATGCTGTTAAAGTTACTCTTCGCCCTAATGCTGAAGCACCACAACCACGAAACCGAACTCGTGCTGTTGCACGTGCTGGCAATGGTGGGCTTGAAAGCATCATCACAACTAAACTGCCATCGAGTAAGTTGGACTGGGCTAAAGAAGCCGGTGACCTTGGACTTAACTCTATTATTGCCATCGGTCTTGACTGGTACATCCGCAACCTGAACGTCGGCAAGTTGGTGATTCAACGAAACGTCCAAGACACAAAGTCTGACAAGTTTGAAATCATTGATACACATCCACTTCTTGACCTTCTGCGAAACCCAAGTCCCGGCGTACCAGCAAACACGTTCTATGGCTGGATTACACAAGACCTAAAACTGCAAGGTAACGCCTATGCACGTAAGGTTCGTAAGGGCGGACGCCGCAGTGAAGTTGTTTAT